GGCGCGGCGATGGCCGAGACCTTCAGCCCGGCGCGCCTTCAGCCCTACGACGACGCGCTGACGACCTCGGCGGCGATCGAGCGTTCGCTCGCCGCCGCGCACACCGAGACGGCCGCGGCGATCAAGGCGGCGAACGCCGACGCCTCGGCCGACGCGCTGCGCGCCGCGCGCCTCGCCGTCTCCGGCGAGATCCAGGCGATCGCCGACGGGACGCGCCAGAAGCTCGCGCTCTACGCCGAGGAGGCGCGCCAACACGAGATCACCATCGTGCAGAGGCTCGCGTCGTCGCGCGAGGCGCTCGCCGAAGAGCTCGCCGACCAGCGCGCCGCCCTCGGCCAGGAAGCGGCGCTCGGCGAGCAGTCGCTGGCGCAGAAGACGCGCCTCGACGAGCAGATTCTTTCCGCCGAACGGCGCGACCAGGACCAATTGATCGCGCTGACGCGCAAGGCGGTCGACGAGCAGGCCGAGCAGTACCAGTCGCTCGCCAACACCGTGACGCAAGCCTTCAATTCGCAATTGCACGGCCTGCTGTCGGGGACGGAGAGCTGGCATACCGCGTTCAAGAACGTTCTCGAAGACCTGCTGATCAAATTCATCGAATGGGGCGAGGAAACCGTCGTCCGGCAGATCGCGACTGAGGCGGCGAAGACAGCGGCGACGACCGCCGGCGTGACCGCGCGCACCGGCGCCGAGCAGGCGGGCGCGGCGGCTTCGCTGGCGTCGCAATCGGCGACCATCGTTCGCTCGATCCTTTCCTCCGCGGCGGAGGCCTTCGCGGGCGTGTTCGGCTTTCTCGCGCCGATCATGGGGCCCTTCGCCGCCGGCCCGGCGACGGCCGCGCAGGCGACGGTCGCCGGGATGGCCGGCGCGGTCGCCTCGGCCGACATCGGCATGTGGCGAGTCCCGCAGGACATGCTGACGCTGGTGCATCACAACGAACTCGTCATGCCCGCCGTTGAGGCCGGCGCGCTACGCGACATGCTTTCCGGCGAGGCGCCCGCGAGCGCCGGCGCGCAGGGCGGCGCCGTCCATATTCATCCCACGACGAATTTTCACGTCTCGGCGGTCGATTCCGGCTCCGTCGCGCAATGGATGAAGGCCAACAGCTCGACGATGATGAAGGCGATGGACGAGGCGGTGCGCCACGGCGCCGCGCTGGGGCTACGGCGGCTCGCGACGAAGTGAGGCGGCGCCATGGGCGATGTGCTGGGCGTTCACCTCCTCCCGTCGACGGGGGAGTTCACCTATGACACCGTCGCCTACGAGGGGCAGCGCGTCGGCGGCGCGATGCAAGCGATCAACACGTACTACGCGCCGGGCGGATCGAAGACCGATTATTCCTACGCGATCGACCAGTTGCAGGCGGCCCATCCCGAATGCGCGACCGTCTCTGTCGTGTGCTCGTGGTTCTGCGACGGTCTGACGCCGGGAGCAAACCATCTCTATCCCTCTACGACGTACATCGGGGGCGCGTTTCAGCCGATCGCGGGCGGCTCGGACGAGTGGCGCGTTTCCGGGCTGAACCAAGGATCTCCCGGCCTGATCGCCCTGCCGACCAATAGTGGCGGCTTCGTCTACGGCGGCACGCCGTCGGATCAGAGCGTCGTTCGCTGCATCCGCGATCTCAAATCGCGCGGCTTCAAGGTCATTTTCTATCCGTTCGTTCTGATGACCGCGGCAGGCTATCCCTGGCGCGGCTCCATCAGTGCTTCGCCCGACATCAGTTCGGCGGCGGCGAGCGCGGTCGACGCCTTCTTGGGCTCGGCGGCGACTTCGCAGTTCACGCCCAACACGGTCAATCTGACGGTCGCATACAGCGGCTCGCCGACCGACTACACTTTTCGCCGCATGATCCTGCATTACGCCTGGCTGTGCACGGTGGCGGGCGGGGTCAATTTGTTCCTCATCGGCTCGGAGCTGCGCGGCCTGGAGACGATCCGCGGCCCCGCCTGGACGCCGGCGGGGACGACCGACGGCTCCGGCCATGCCGTGTGGGACTATCCCTTCGTCGCCGGCCTCGTTCAGCTCGCCAACGATGTCCGCTCGATCTTCGACGGCCAGGGCCTGACGAAGAACCTTTCGACGCTGACGAACCTCATCGCCTATTCCGCCGACTGGTCGGACTGGATGGGGTTTCAGCATCCCGGCGCCAACGGCCAATGGCCGCACCTCGACTCGCTGTGGGCGTCGCCGAACATCGATTTCGTCGGCTTCGACAATTACCTGCCGCTCAGCGATTGGACGACCGGCGACGGCGGCCTCGACGCGATCAATTGGCTGAACCCGCCGCCGTCCGGATCATGGCCGCCTTCGGCGAGCGCGATGAACGGCCTCGGGCTTTCCGGCGCGCCGTCGATCTATTCGTCGCCCTATCTCAAGGCCAATATCGAGGGCGGCGAGAAATTCAACTGGTTCTATGACGACGGAAACAACGACGGGCGCGGGCTCGATCCCAACGGCTCCGATCTCATGGTGTCGCTGCCTGAGGGCGACCGGCTCGCGCAGGCGCGCAATCCCTATTACCCGAACCAGCAATTGCTCGCCAACAAGCAGTTGCGCTGGTGGTGGAACAACCCGCATCAGGCGATTTACGACGACGGCGACGGCAATGGCTGGGCGCCGCACGGGCCGGCGACGGAATGGACCCCGCAGTCGAAGTCGATCTCATTCATCGAATACGGCTTCCCCTCGTGCGACAAGGCGACCAACCAACCGAACGTCTTCTTCGACCCGAAGTCGAGCAACAGCGCGACGCCCTATTGGTCGATCTGGCGGGCGATCCCCGGCGGCGGCTTCCTGCCGCAGCGCGACGACACGATCTCGACGCTCGCGTTGCAGGCGATCTATGAATATTGGAACGTCGATGGGAACAACGCGACCGTCGCCGGCGTTCCGATGGTCGAGTTCGCTTTTTCCTGCGTGTGGAACTGGGACGCGCGGCCGTTCCCGGTCTTCCCGCTGCTCGCCAGCGTATGGGCCGACGCCGGCGACTGGCAGGCAGGCGATTGGATCGGCGGCCGCGGCCCCGCGCTGCCGCCCGTCGCGCCCTCGCCGGCGCCGACGCCTGGCGTTTACGCGACGTTTCCAACCCTGGCGACGCTGCGCTGGTCGACGCACGTCAAGCCGAAGTTCGCGACCGACGTCGCCGACCACGTTTCCGGGCGTTCGACGCGGCGCTCGCGCTACGCCGCGGCCTATTACGACCTCGAGCTGACGTACGAGGTGCTGCGCGCCTACCCGATGCCGGACATCCCGAGCGCGTTCGAGGACGAAGGTTTCGTCGAGTCGACGATCACGTCGGCGGTCGACTACGGAACGGTCGAATCTCCGCCGACATGGGATGAGGATTACGGCGGCGTCGAAGTCTTGGAGCTGCAAACGATCGCCGGCTTCTTCGATCGAGTAAGCGGCGCGGCGACGCCGTTCTGGATTGCGCCGCCGGGGATCGCCAATGTCGTCGGCCAGGCGCTCGGCGTCGGCGACGGCGCGACGACGATTTTCCCGCTCGCGCGCTCCTTCGGAACTTACGCCGAGCCGGTCGCGGGAACTTCCGGCGTTACGGCGGTCTACGAGAACGGCGTCGCGCTTTCCGGTTCGCTCTATTCCGTCACATCGGGCTACGCGCCGCAGATCGTCTTCGCAGCCGCGCCCGCCGCGGGCGTCGTCGTGTCCGCCGACTTCGGCGTCCTGTGGCTGTGCCGCTTCGCCGAAGACGTCATCGACCTGGAGAATTTCATGGCGCTGCTCTGGGAATTCCGCACGGTGAAATTGCAGACGGCGCGCCCATGACCACGCCGCCGTCCTTCCCGACGCTGCCCGGCCAGGGCTGGAGCGTCCACAAGAAGCCGAATTTTTCGACGCTTGTCGCGTCTCACGTCTCAGGCCGCGAGGTGCGCGACGCGCTCTATCAGAATCCGATCTGGGAGTTCGAGCTGACCTTCGACGGCCTCGCCTCGGATTCGAGCTCGCATCCCGGCCTCGGATCGCAATCGTTGCAGAGCCTGATGGGGCTGTTCTTAGCATGCCAAGGGCAGTTCGGGACCTTCCTCTACACCGACCCGACCGACAATTCGGCCTCCAATCAGGCGATAGCGACCGGCGACGGTTCGACGACGGCTTTCACCTTTCAGCGCACGCTCGGCGGCTTTTCCGAGCCCGTCGGCTGGGTGACGAGCGTCGCAAACGTTTACCTCAACGGCGTCAGCCAAACCTCCGGCTGGACCCTGGCCGAGCCGAATTCGCTGTCGTTCGCCGCGGCGCCGGGGAGCGGCGTGGCGATCGCCGCTTCCTTCTCTTACGCCTTCCAATGCCGCTTCGACGACGACGCGGAGGATTTCGAGCAGTTCATGCAGAACCTGTGGCGGCTCGAAAGCCTCAAATTCCGATCGGTGCGCACGTCATGAAAACCGCATCGACCGCGCTCGTCGCCTTCCTCAACGCCGCGCGCGCCAACCCGGACGCCCCGATCGCTTTCGCCGACTGCTTCACCTTCACGCTGGCGACGGGAACGATCCTTACTTACACCAACGTCGATCAGCCCGTCGTCTACAACGGCTCCACTTTTCTCGCCGACGGCCCGCTGGTGCAGGGGCTCAAGTACAAGGCCTCGGTCGGGCTCGAGGTCGACAAGCAGCAGATCGTCATCGCCGCGCGGCCGACCGATCTGATCAACGGGTCGCCATTCCTCAACGCCCTGCGCGACGGCGCCTTCGACGGCGCGATCGTGCAGCGCGACCGCGTGTTCATGACCGCGCTCGGAACGACGCCGATCGGCGGCGTGACGCTGTTTCACGGCCGCGTCTCCACCGTCGATTCCGTCGGGCGCACCAGCGCGACGATCACCGTGGCGTCCGACCTCGTCGTTCTCGACTACGACATGCCGCGCAACCTGTTTTCGCCGACCTGCGTGCACACGCTCTACGATTCCGGCTGCGGCGTCGTGCGAGGAACCTACGCCGCGAACGGAACGGTCGGCGCCGGTTCGACGGCGAATCTCATCAATTTCTCCGGCGCGCTGGCGCTCCACGCCCAGGGCTCGATCGTCTTCAGCTCGGGCCTCGACGCCAATGTGACCGCGACGGTGAAGAGCGTCGTCGCCGGCGTCTCTCTCACGCTGATGTATCCGCTGCCCTCCCCGCCGTCGGCCGGCGACGCCTTCACCGTCTACGCCGGCTGCCCTCACACCCGCGGAGCCTGTCAGTCGCGCTTCGCCAACCTCGCCAGCTTTCGCGGCTTCCCGGACGTGCCGCCGCCGCAGATCGCTTACTGACGGCCGCTCAGTCTCTCCCTTGGAGCATGAAAAGGCGGCGACCAAAGCGCGCCGATTGAAAGAGCGTCGGTGGGGCCCTGCCTTTGACGGCGCCTCTCGGCGCAAGCGGGATGCCCGGGAGGCGCCAACGCCATCGTTTTCGAGATTCGAGCTGACCGCAATTAACGCGAGGTCGTTCGACCGGCGCTACCGCGCCGCGGTCGAGTTCACCCCCTCGAGGCAATCGGCGAGCGGCGGCAGGCGGGCTTGGGCCCGGCGCGCGTCGATGATGCGGCGAACCGCCGAACGAAATTGAGCGGGATCATCGAGGAGCGCCGCGACAGCCGCCGCATCGGAATGAATTTTCGCGTTTACGTCGAAGTGGATGGGGCAGGTTTGAATTTGCTGGAAAAAGCGGCGCGACCCGTCGAATTCGCCATTGAGCGCCGCCGCAATGGCGGTATGGCGGATTTGCGCGGCCTCTGTAAATTCTCTCTCGCAAAGATACCGGCTGATCGCGGCGATCGAGGAAAATCTCACCCTCATGGCGAGGACTTCCTCCGCCGCACGAGCCGCCATCTTCTCGACGAGCGGGCCGAACTGCGCCGCATTCTGAAACGGAATGAAATCGGCGCCGGCGACGCGATAGCCGACATTGAACGCCATTCCGGGCCTCTCGTACCACAACCAGCTTGCGCCGACGTTCAGATAAGTGCCCTTGGAGAAGCCGCTGGGCTGGAACTCGATCATGATCGCCCAGTAACGTTGATCGGAAAGCCAGACGCGCGATTGTCCGCAACGCGTGCATCCGATCGGCGACAAGGCGGCCTTCGCCGCCGCGGCGATCAAGCGGCCATGTTCGTTCTGCGTCGCCATAGCATTTCCGCCCCGTCCCGATCAGCGGGCGATCGCTGAATCAATAGCGTCTTCAGAGCGACGCCTCAACACGGCGGCCTTCGAGCGAGATTCCGCAACCTCGCCAGCTTCCGCGGCTTCCCCGACGTGCCGCCGCCGCAGATCGCCTACTGACGGCCGCTTCCTGAAAGTGGTTCCTCGACGTTCCAAGTGGAATTGGCCGGCGGTTGAATGCGGCGTTCGAGCCCTGCATGCTGCGAAGGTTTGGGCATGCGAGGCAGGGCGATGG